TTTTGTGAATAGAGGGGTAAAACGTGGCTTTGGTCGAATGGCGGAACAGGATTGTCGGGCAGGGCGAGGTCGCTCCGGGGGAGCTCCTGGCGAATCCGAAAAACTGGCGCACGCATCCCCAGGAGCAGCAGGACGCGATGGCGGGAATTCTGGCTGAGGTCGGCTGGGTTCAGCAGATCGTCGTCAATCGCACGACAGGGCATCTCGTCGACGGGCATCTGCGGCTGCAGCTGGCGCAGCAGCGCAACGAGCCCGCAGTCCCGGTCGTTTATGTCGAGCTCACGGACGACGAGGAGTCGCTGGTCCTGGCGGCGCTCGATCCGATCGGTGCGCTGGCGGGGATCGACGGCGAGCGGCTGTCCGAGCTCCTGGCGAATCTCAATCCGGAATCGATGGCGCTGCAGAATCTGATTGCGGGGCTGGAGTCCGATCTCGGCATCGGTCCGGATGGCGAGAGCGAGGAACAAGATGTCGAGACGTTGCTCGACCAGGCGGTGCAGCTGCAGCCCGGCAAGGATTACGTGCTGATCGTCTGCGACACGGAGGAAGATTTCGAGGGCGTGAAAACTGCGCTCAAGCTGCAAACGGTCCGGCGCGGCGGCTACAAGCCTGGATCGTCATTCGATGCGACGGGGATCGAGCGTGTGATCCCCGCGTCGCGATTTCTCACTTTGTTTAAGGGTTAATTATGTCGGCGATCATCAGCGATTGCGGAGCTTACCGATACTCACTCACGCGTGAAGGATTGGGCGGATTTCTGGGTGATGGACCGCGCGTTCCGCTGAAATTGAAGTTCATTATGTTAAATCCCAGCACAGCAGATGCGACGATCGATGATCCTACGATTCGGCGCTGCATGAGTTTCGCGAAGGGCTGGGAATATAACGAATTCGAAGTGTTGAATTTATATGCTTTGCGCGCGACGAATCCGCTCGATTTATGGGTTCATGGCGATCCTATTGGTCCTGATAATGATGGGCATTTAAGACGCGTCGCGAGCGATGGATATGCAGTCATCGTCTGCGCGTGGGGTGCGAATGCAAAACCTGAGCGAGCTGAAGCGGTCCGCAGATTATTTCTCATGAGCGGAAAAACGCTCTGGTGTCTGGGGATGACGAAAGGCGGGGCGCCCAGGCATCCGTTGTATGTGCGCGGCGATCAACAGCTAACGCGATGGGCGGGCTAAATAATGCTGTTCGCTATCCCATCGAAAGGTCGCCCCGATCGCGTTAAGTCGCAGCGCATTCTTCCGTCCGCGTTCGTGTTCGTCCCGGAGAGCGAGGTCAACGACTATCAGCGCTGCGGCGTGAACAATGTCGTCGCTGTTCCCGATGCGGTCCGCGGAATTACGGCGACACGCAACTGGATTTTGCAGAACACGACGAGGCGCTGGGTCGTCATGGTCGACGATGATCTCAAATCGCAGGGTTGGCGGGAGCTTTTGCGTGACAAAAGTAAGGCGCGGTCTATGGACGAGGGGGTCTGGATCGAGGAGGCGATCAAGCTATTCGAGCTCACGGAGCAGATGAAATATCGCATCTGGGGCGTCGCAACGCAGAGCGCATCGCGATCCGTTTATCCCTGGCGGCCGATTTTGTTCCGTTCCTACGTGACGGCGTCGTTCATGGGGATTATCAACGACGGGCGCACATTTTTCGATGAACGCTTCAAGGTCAAGGAAGATTACGAGCTGAATCTGCGGTGCATGAAAGAGGACGGCGGCGTGATCGCGGCGCGGTATATCTATTGGGAAAATTCGCACTGGACGGATGAGGGCGGCTGCGCGCAGTACCGCACGCAGGTGATGGAGCTCCAGGCGATCAAAATGCTGAAAAACCTTTATCCGGGAATGATTCGGCGGATCAAGCGAGGCGGGTCGCAATATTCGATCGAACTGGAGTTTTAACGCATGGCGCTGGTGGGATCTCCCCAGATCGCGAATGCGCTCAATCTGACGAAGCGGCGCGTCGAGCAGCTGGTGCACGAAGGGCTCCCGCGCGAGGAGCGCGGAAAATACGATCTCGGAAAATGCATGCTCTGGTATATCCGCTATTTGCAGGATGCGCTGGAGAAAAAAGGCGTTCCTGGTCTGACGGATGGCGAAGGCGCGCTGCAGCTGAAAGTCGAGCGCGCGCGATTGCTCAAGGCGCAGGCATCGCTGGAAGAAATTCAACTAGCGAAGGCTCGCGGCGAGGTCGTCGAGATCGAGGAAGCGGGCAAGCTGTGGGACGACGCGACGATCCGGGCGCGTGCGCGATGGCTGGGCTCGATTAATAAAAATGCGCCGCAATTGGTCGGCATAAAAAGTGTTGCGCAAGCGATGGAATTGCTGACGGGTATTGCGCACGAGGCGCTCGCTGAACTGGTTACGCTCGGGGAAGATGTTGACATCGAAAGCAGCGAGTCCGAATCCGCATAGCGAATTCAGTATCGGACAAATTGCAGCGCGGCGGCGATTGGCGAAGTCGCTGCGCATGGCTGCGCCTCCTCCGAAACTGCTCATTTCCGAATGGGCGGATCGTTATCGCGTTCTTCCTTCCGAGACATCTGCTGAACCTGGTCGATGGCATACGGACCGCGCTCCGTTCCAGCGCGAGCCTATGGATGCGGTGCTCGATCCGGAGGTCGAGATCGAAGTCCTGATGTGGGGATCCCAAAATGGCAAAACCGAAATTATTAATAACATTGCATTTTACTTCGCTGATCAGGATCCGGCGCCAATCATTGCTGTGCAGCCAACGGTTGAGCTCGCAGAGGCGTGGAGCAAAGAGAGATTGGCTCCGTCGATTGCTGCGACTCCCCGGCTTCGCGGGAAAATCAGCGATGCAAAGAGTCGAGATTCTGGAAATACAATTCTTTCGAAAAAATATCCAGGCGGGCATCTGGCGATCGTCGGGGCGAATGCGCCGTCGGGTCTCGCTTCTCGGCCTCGCCGTATTGTGCTCGGGGACGAAATTGACCGCTGGCCAGCTTCTGCAGGTGCAGAGGGTGCTCCGTGGGCGCTGGCATGGAAGCGTACGACGACATTCTGGAATCGAAAGGGCATCATTACCAGCACGCCTACGATCAAGGATTTCTCGGAAGTAGAAAACTGGTTCGGGCGGTCTGATCAGCGGTACTACTTCGTCCCCTGTCCGCACTGCGAGCACATGCAGCGGCTGCGGTGGCGGAACGATCAGGAGCGCTTCAACATCGTCTGGGCGATCGACGAACACGGCTCCGTGATCCCGGAGTCCGTGCACTATCTCTGCGAAAAGTGCAGCGGTCCGATCGAAGAGGTCGATAAAGGCTTCCTCCTGGCGCGCGGCGAATGGCGCGCGCTGTATCCCGAACGCAGGAAAATCCGCGGCTATCACCTCAATACGCTCTATTCTCCGTGGAAACGCTGGCACGAAATTGTCGAGGAGTGGCTCTCCGTCCAGGAAAAAGTCGAGGAGCTGAAGGTATTCATCAACACGATTCTGGCGGAGACGTGGGAGGAGCGCGGCGATTCCTTCGATGCGAGTGATCTGCGCACCCGAGTCGAGGATTACGACGGCGAAGTGCCACGTGGCACAGGTGTGTTGACGGCGGCGGTCGATGTGCAGGGGGATCGCCTCGAGATCCTGGTTAAGGGGTGGGGGCATGCGGAGGAAAGCTGGACAATCGCAGTCGCGCAGGTTTACGGCGATCCGGCTCGCGATGCGGTATGGCTGGAGCTCGACAAATATCTGCTCGATACGTACGAGCACGCATGCGGCGTGAAGATGGCGATCCGCGCGGTCCTGGTCGACTCTGGCGGTCATCACACGGATGCTGTCTACAAGTTCTGCAAGGCGCGGCAGAGTCGGCGGATTAATGGCACGCTGCAGCACGTCTATCCGCTGAAAGGTATCTCTGGTGCTGGAAAAGAGATCCTCGGGCGTCCCAGCTCGCGGAATCGTTATAAGGTGAAGCTCTTCCCGGTCGGCGTCGATACGGCGAAGGATACGTACTTCGCGCGGCTGAAAATCCCGAGTCCTGGTCCTGGTTACTATCATCTCCCGTCTTGGATCGACGACGAGTTCCTGGAGCAGATGACATCCGAGAAAGCGCTGCGCAAATACAAAAAGGGTGTCGGCACGATCCGCGAGTACGTCAAGACACGCGATCGAAATGAAGGGCTCGATCTGGAGGTCTACTCCCTGGCGGCGCTGTACAGTCTGGGGCGTCCGACGGTGGCGGCGCTGGGCAAGCTGGCGGAAGAGCTGAACAATCATGAGCGAGGCGATCCGGACCCGGAGCCAGGCGGATCAGGACCTCCACCTGCGCCCGCGGCACCGAAACGCTGGTCAAACTTCGGTAATGGTGGCGGTGGTGGATGGGTCAACGGGTGGCGCTGAGGTTGCGGGGCGCGTGGATTGGCGTCATGATTGGCGCTCCGCTACGGTCTCCACACGCACTCTATCGAGGATTCATCCATGTCTAATGTCAAGGTCACGCTGTCGGCGACGGCAACTCCCGTCCCCGCGGGC